AGATGTTGGAGATGTACGATGGGCAATCCCTAACCTTTAAGCACGTTATCACAATGATTCAGGCGGCAAGTGAGGGAGCCGGCAAGGTGATAAGTGAAAGGGAAGCATCGCAGTTGATTGATGAAGGCGGTGGATTGCAGTTCACAGGATCGCAGGTACTTGAATTCATTCAGTACACAATGAAAGCAATGGTACCCGATGTGCCTGCTGATAAAAACGTACCTGACGAAGAAAAAAAAAGTTAAACCACAGGGATAAGACCTGGGATGAGGTTATAATTCTCGCCATTGAATCCGGCCTGACTATTGAGCAGTTTTGGTCTATTCGGTGGCGAGATTTTTTGCTTTACAGGAAAGCGTATGAAGCAAAGCAGTTGGCGGAATGGCAAAGGGCAAGGTTGATAGCTTATGTTATGTACTGCACCAACACCGACACGAAGGGGCGCAAAAGCATAACAGATTTCTTACCTTTGTCAACAGATGAGCAGCCGGATAGAGGGGAGAGATTAACGCAGGAGCAGTTCATCGAAAATATGAAGAAATTATCAGAAGCATTAAAATAAAGCAATGGCACCGGAAAAACTCGAAATATTAATTAGTGCTGACAATAAGAAAGCCATTGCAGCGATTAAGGAAACTATACTATCTCTTGACGGGGTTGAGAAAGCATCGAAGGGTGCAGGGGGTGCTACGCAGAAAATGGGTAAGGACTTTACAGGTCTTTCCCGTGTTATACAAGATATGCCTTATGGCTTTAATGCGATTGCCAACAACTTAACGAATATCTTGCCTGCTGCCGGTGCAGCTGGGTTAGCCGTTTCAGCACTTGTTGCTGGATTGCAGTTTGCTTCATTAGGATTCGATAACTGGACAAGGGGTTTAGGAGAATCAAAAAAAGCAACAGAAGAAGCCAATAAAATTAATGAGGATTATATCGCAGGGTTAGCAAAGGAAAAAACACAACTTGATTTATTATTTAGAACTGCAACAAATGCAAATGCACCATTAAATGCTCGAATTGATGCAGTAAAGAATTTGAGAAATGAGTATGGAGCGTACCTCAAAGATTTTTCAGATGAAGAAATATTAGCAGGTAAAGCAGGTAAAGCATACGAAAGTTTATCAACCGCAATAATAAAAGCAGCAAAAGCGAGAGCCGCATCTGCACTAATTGAAGCAAAACAATTAGAAGTATTAAAATTAGAAGAAGAAAATACAAAAGCATTAGCAAATGCTGAAACACAAAGAGCAGCAGTAAAAGGTACAAAGACATTAAGTTTAGGAAACATATCAGGAGCCCAATTTAGTCAAGCGCAAGTATCTCAAGCGCAGCAATATGTATTAATTTCAAATGAACTTAACAAATCATTAAACACTAATAAGGAAAGGATTGCTACTCTAAAAGCAGAAATGGAAAAGTTGGGTATTGAGTATGATGTTAATACCGTAAAACTTGATGAAAATAAAACAAAGAAAGAGCAGTCAACACAGGTTACTCAAGCAGAAATAGATGCTTATGTAAAAGCACAAAAAGAACTTGAATACTATAACAATTTAATAGTAGAACAAACTGCCCTTAATAGGTTAAAAGCAAATATGGGTAGGTTAGAAACTGGAACGGTAGATAGTGCAGGCATTAACCTTCCCCAACAAAGAGACATAACAAATATTCAGTTAACCACTACTGCTAACAACACATTAACAAAAGCACTTGGAGAACAATCAATGGCTTTGAGTATGTTAAAGTTAAAGAAAGATGAAGCATTCGCAGCAGATACTGCAAACTACTTAACGCAATCAATGACTGGAATGTTCAATGCTATGATAAACGGCCAAAGCATTGGTACTGCATTGGGCGATATGTTCAAAAGGTTAGCGGTTGATATTGCAATGGCAGCAGCAAAAGCGGCAATATTTCAGGGCATTATGTCTGCATTAACTATGGGCGGAAGTGCTGCATTCAAAGGCGGTCAAGCAGTAGGGGCATCATTAATGGGTGGTAAGAAAGGCGGTGGGTTCCTTTCACTTCTCGGCAAACTTCTCGGTTTCTCAGAAGGTGGTACAGTATCCGGCCCTAAATCCGGTTATCCTGTAATGCTTCACGGCACAGAACACATCGTAAGACCAGACCAAATGCGCTCAATAATCGCATCCGCATCGCAGATGGGTGGAGGAAATAGCAGGGTAGTGGTGGAGGGTGTAGTGAGAGGTAACGATATATGGCTTTCACAAAGTAGAACCAATACATTCAGAGCATTAACAACCTAATATGGCATACGGGAAGAAATATACATTTTCTGCAATCAGCAAATCAGGGTTAACCTATGATGCTGAAATTTGGGAAAATGATTACACAGGTTCCGTGTATAGCGTAGCCACAGGGAATAGTCCTTTTTTGTTAGAGTGCCTTGCTTCCGGTGATGATCCTTTTCAGCCAGTACTTCCTACACTATTCACCATAAGAGCGGATTTTACCGACTTTACAGGCCCATACCCCGACCTTGTTTCAACAGACGATAAAAAGTACTATGTAAGATTTTCGGCCAATGGTGGCACTTATTTTGTATGGCAGGGCTATGTTTTGATGGATAGCATTAGCATAGCTTTTACAACGGGCAGAAACTTTGTTGATATTATTTGCGTGGATGGGTTAGGATTGCTAAAATCAGTACCATACGTTCCTACATCTGCAAATATCAATACATCTGAATCACTGCTGCAAATCATTCGCAATTGCTTAAAGAACATTGAATTTCCGGTGCAGTACTATATCAATTCGGCAATCAATTACTATGCAACGGCACATAGTACATCTACATCATACATCCGCAATACTCACATCTTCCCTGCCCGTTGGACTAATAGCGATTATACTTATAAGAACTGCTATGATGTACTCGAAGATATTTGCATTGCTCACGGTGCGCAAATTTATCAATCGGGTGGGGAATGGTGGATAACTTCCGTAAATGAAAGGGCATCCGATACTATTCGGGTATTCCGTACAGATGGGGTATCTTCTACAGATACATTATCGAATGTGCCTATAAATAGAACTATTCAGCCGTATCAAGATAATGGGTCAGTACCATTTTACTTTGTAGAAAATAGCCAAACTAAAATAATTAAGAAGTCATTCAATTCACTTGAACTTACCGGAGAATTAAAGTACCCTGAAAATACAGTTGACAATGGCAACATGGCATTGCTTACTTCCGGTATTCCTACGAATTGGAGCAGAACATTGGGGAGTGGTGGTACTTTTACGATGGGGCCTGAAAGCGGTGTATATGGTGCAAGGTTTACATCTGGCAGTACTCAATCAACATTTACTGCCCTATCATGCGGCCTTGTAAGTGAAGGGGATATTTTAGAAATAGAATTTCAATGTATTACTGCATCAACGGGGGATATGGAAATAGGCATAAGCGTTACAAGCGGTGCCACCGTGTATGCTTGGGGGAGGTTGGTATCGGGTGCGCCTGAATGGTTCAATAGTTTTCTATATTTTGAAGAACCAAAAAACAATACAGCGTTAGAAACTAAAACCATTATCACAAATCCATCGCCAATCACAGGAACTTTATCAATAGAATTTAGGGTAACATCGGCAGGTATATCCAATATGTTTGTTGCTAATGTGAAAAGAAAAGCAAAGTCAGTTTATGGCCCTAAACAAGTTTTATTTAATCAAACGGCAAGTAATCAGTATAAGAAACAAATAACAACTCCTATAGGTAATCAGTTTCCGTTACTAAACGTAACGCAACTGCAATCGCTTTTATCTATAACAGACAATGCTTTAACTGGATTTACTCGTTTTGGCATTAGCGGGAGTTACTCTAACCTTGCCACATTGCTATTCAGTCAGTTATACAACATCTACGCAAAGGCGAATATCAATATGCAGTTCACCCATTACAACTTATTTACAGGTACATACGTTGCAGGGTTATTGCATACAATCAGGGTAGAGGATCCATCCGGTGTTATTAATGTTAATTCATCCAGGTTCATTTTAGGACAATGTACTTTTGATTACATTAACAATACATTGTCAGGTACGGCAATCCAAACGAGGAATGAAATATTGACCTATACTCTTATTTCATCATTGCAGGAAACTCCACCTGTGCCATGTTATAAGTACTATAATTATACGGGTGATTTTTGGTCGGGTGAGTACACAGACTGTGAAGGACTTCCGAAAGTTGCATTAACTTTGCCACCAGATCAATTCATTTGCTCTAAAACTACACCGGTGCCTTATGGTATTGATTCATTAACTCAAGGAGAACTCTGCTAACTATGACACCAGTAACCGGACAAAAATTAAACCTTTACAGGTACAATTCTATAGCAATGACCGATAATCTCATTGCGTGTGCAAGGACTTGCACTTTTTCGGTAGAGGTGGATGCAATGGAAACTACCAATATCAGTAGTGCATGGTTCAGGCAGTCAAGACCCGATGTAGCTTCATGGTCAATACAAGCGGATGGACTTGTTGTGTTGGATGATTACTCTTACTTGTTTATGCTGAATAGCCAACTGAATAGAGAGTTGGTATCGCTAAAGTTTGTTATTGACAATGGCACGGCAGGTGGATTGGTGATAGTATCGGGTTTAGCATGGCTGCAATCTTTTACCATTACGGGCGCAAATAAGGACATCGCAACGTATCAAGTATCTTATCAAGGTACAGGGGTTTATTCGTTAGCAGGTACCACCGTAACGCCAACGGGGATAGTTATACAAGGTACAACAACACAGGTGCTGCAATATACGGCAGGTGGCGGGGAAACTTCGATAGCTATACCGGGCGGGGCAGGTAAAACAATGATATACGGCTCACGGGGTGGTACATCGTTTGAAACGATAAAGTATAACACGGGTTCGCCTGATACGGGTGCATTATGGATAGTTAGTAGTGGTACGCTGACCGTTGATAGTAATGTTCCTTTTGTTCAAAATGAGAAAATATTAATTTTAGTTCAATAATATGAGAAAGTTTTTAACAATCTGTGCAATACTTTTATCCCTATCCGCTTCCGCACAATGGCAGTTGACGGGTAGTAGGGTACGTTATGTGAATGGTATCGGTATTCCTACCCGTGATACTTCCGCAATGACTCCTGCTGATAGTTCGCAGATACTGATTCGCCCTGCTGATAGTTCGCTTTATGTGAGGTATAAGAGGGCATGGCAGAAAGTAGGGGCAGGTGGAGGTGGTATTAGTGGTAGTGGTACAATCAACAGAGTGCCGAAATGGACTTCATCTACTGCTTTGGGTAATTCATCAATAGTGGATTCTGCATCTGCGGTGGCTATGACAATTAATCAGGCAGGAATTATAGGAGTAAATACAACATCCCCCGGAGGTGGCTATAACTTAACATTGAATGGTAACTCTACCACTTTAACAGGAGGTATTGAATTTAGGCAAAGTGGTACTGCTACATTTTTTATCGGTAATCCGGCAGTTACAAATACAACTGATTTTGAACTTTGGAATCCAAGAAATGGTTATTTACGGTTTGGTACTAATAATGCAGAACGTATGCGCATCACCTCTGGCGGCAACGTAGGCATAGATTACACTGCCCCTGCTGCAAGATTAGCCGTTAATGGTACTGCATTAATCAACACCAATACAGATAATGGAGTAGATAGGTTGCAGGTGAGTGGGAGTGCATTAGCATCTACTTTGAAAGTTAATACTTCAGGGCAAACAACAACTATATCTAATTATTATGCAGGAGGCACAGGAAGAAATATTTGGATTGGTGGGGGTGGCACAAGTAGTAATTCATCTGCTTGGGGTAATGTTTCATTAGGTGATAATGCATTGTTGTCAACAACATCAGGTTTTTTCAATACTGCTATTGGTGCGAGTGCCTTGCAATTACATACTACCGGAGATAGAAATATGGCTATTGGATTTGAAGCATTGTATGCTACAACATCCGGAACACGAAATGTTGGAATAGGTGTTAATGCTTTAGGAACAAACAGCACAGGTTCTAATAATATGGCTATTGGTACGGCTGCATTATTGCTTTCAACAGCAGGAGATAATTGTGCAATAGGTTCAGATGCTTTGCGAGAAATAACTACAGGTGCAAATAACGTAGCAATAGGCACTGACGCAGGTAGAAGGATAAGCGGAGGTGGTAATAACCAAACATCAGGCACATCAATTTATATAGGGCAAGATACCCGTTCATCCGCCAACGGCAACACCAACGAAATAGTAATAGGTCATAATGCAATAGGACAAGGAAGCAACACTGTAACACTCGGAAATTCATCTATCACAAAGACATTCCTTCGTGGTAATACAATGGTGAACACCACTACCGATAACGGAGTGGATGAGTTACAAGTTAACGGCTCAATACAAGGTACAGGATTCAATCAAGCATATACTGCAAGAACTACAACATACACCGCAGCAAATACTGATTATTTCATTGACTGCACATCAGGTAGTTTCACCGTTAACC